GGTGTTCTGGGTCATGTTCTTAGAACTCTACTACGATTTTTACTTCTTCTTTTTGTGATGAGGACCTAGTGATTGGTGCTCTATTGTCAATGTAAATAATTTCACCTGAATATCTTTCAACATCTGGATTTGCTTTTCCTGAGCTGAAAGTTTGTCCTAATTCAATAAATTTGCCACCAACAGTTATGGTGTTTTGATTATCAAATGCAATATCAGGTATCAATGCGTTTCCAGTTACTGTTGTACAGGTAATTGTATTTGCAGCACCAACAAAATCAAGGAGTTTGTATCCATTATTTGCAATAGTCGATAAACCAACTGGTTGATAGTATTTTAATACTCCAGTGGTTCTATTCCATGATGCAACATAACCAACCGCAGTAGAACCAACACCAACTGTTTGTCTTATCTCTGCATTTACTGGATATAAAGTGTCGGCTGTATTTCCAGCACCAACTGGTCTCAGTTTTAATGCACTAAGATTAGTTGCGGTAGAAGTATTTATCAACTGTGTTTGACTTCCATGTACACGAGGATTCTTTACAATACCTACTCTTGAGAAAGTATTTCCAATCACATAATCAGGGTCTGCATCATACTTTGAATAGACCATGACTCTGTATGCACCAAGTTCACGGTAGATGTCATTTCCATGACCACCTTTTGGGGGAACTGGTACTTCAAATAACGCTCCAGAACCAGATGTTACTGGAGTTGATCCACCTGATGTAGTACTAAAGTTTAATAATGCTTTTGTATATCCTGTTCCACCACTTGTAACTACAACAGAAGTTACTTCTCCTCCAGTAATTGTTACTGAGGCAAGTCCACCACTTCCATCACCAAGAATAGGAACATTGGAGACTGTTCCAGTGGTTGCACCACCCTGTAGGACATATCCAGATCCTCTTGATTTAATTACTGTAGTTTCAATTTTACCTTCTATTGAGGCATTTTTGATTGATGCTGTGTTAACATCTCCCCAATTTCTTGGAACTGGAATATATTTCTCTGTAGTAAATTTAATGATGTCCGCTGGAGGAATTGTAAATAGATATTTCCATAAGTAACCATCTGAACCGTTGCCTGCAATTTGTGGAACGGTATCTACAAAATTTGGTTCGTTTAGTGATTTCTGACCAGTTGGATAATCTGGATTTGATCCATTATTTAAGCAAAGATAAACTTTATACTCAGAGTTTACAACATAAAAACGAGACTCATACAAAGTCTTTGAACTTGTCTGAGGTGCTGCATTATATACATCATAGTTATTTCTATACATGTCATAAGTAATACCTGAAGTCCAATCGATTCTAGGAACTACTCTTGCAACATCATTTGTTGTGACTCTTTTCAAAAAGAGCATAGAGTCATGATATGAATCCTCCTGTTCAAAAGAATCTTTTGGTTCTGGGGGATTTGTTGACCAATCATTCGTTCCATAATTACCAACTGAAGTATTATTTGGATTTGGATGACCCAAGAAAGTGTAATAATAATTAGCGGTCGTACCAATACCCGTCAAACTTTTTGAAAAAGTTTCCGCATTCAATATTCTAAATTGATCAGTGATTATGGCAGGCATGTCGAGCGTTTTTTTGATTATTTATACTGAATTTAGTAAGCTACTCTTAATTGTAGAAGTCTAGACACATGTGCTGATGTTTCAATACCAGCGATTCCATTTTGATTGTAGAAAGTAAATGACTTAGCAGTAGATACAGATCTAGTTCCTGTATTTATGGTGCCCCAACTATATGTACCAAAAGTTCCTGAATTTGGTTGATTTGCAGTATTAATTCCTGCAAGAGAATTAACATTAGCAGATACACGAATTATTGAAGACCCAATAGAAGTAACTTTGCTTGCATAATAAACATTATCAACAAAATTAGTACTAATAGCAACAACAGAATTTACATCACCTACGATTGATGTAACTCCTGCACCAAGAGTAGTATTTCTAATTACAAAGTAGTCTCCTGCGGTGATACCTGGTCTTGAAACTTTACCTGCAGGAGCAGCACTATCATAAATTACATCACTTGGTCGTAAATCAAATTCAATCATAGGTGTTGTAGTGTTAATGCCACTTGTACTAGCACCAATGCTGGTAATCACACCATAATCACCAGAATAAGTAACATTCTTAAATTCTTCTACAACTACTGTAGTTCCAACGCCAACTACTCTAACATCATTCAATGTTTGACCAAGATTATCTACATTTTGGAATGCCCAAGAATCATTGATGTACATCTTAGTAGAAGTTTCATCGAAAGGAGCAATAAGATTACTTGCTGGGAAATATTGTGGTTCAAGATAATCTCTTTCTTTGGAGATAACAATACCATCAATAATTAAGTCAGAAGTCTGCTTAGTCCACTCTACGGGTCTCTTAAATGTAGAATCAGTTACAATACCAACACCACCATATGTTTCGGTTTCTACAGTATCAGAAGCAATCAATTCATAGATGATTCTTTGATCTTGTGAGAAAATGTTACCTTGTCTTTGTAATCTAAGTCTATCGCCAGGTTTGATAGATTCATCGACATCAATTTCTCTAAAGTCAGAAGCAGAACCTGTATAGAAATAAATTTTAAAATTACTTCCAAACTTTGGTGCTTCTCTAAATTCTAATCTTGTGCCACTTGTAAATACATAATCAACATTTGGTTTTTGTAAGACATCATTTAAGAATATCAACAGATTGTTAGCAAGTATGATTCCAGAACCTTGTTGTGCCACAATACTGTAATATTCTTTATTAGTTTTTGTTCTAGTAAGTAAGAATGATTTTTTGAAACCATTGAACTGATTACTAAAATCATCCAGTTCAATAAGTTGACCAAATGCCCAACCTGCAAATTTATCTTGATACTTATTGACAACAGTTACCACAAAATTGCTTGTTCCGATACCTACAGTGTTGAATGGAAGACCAGATAATGTGAGTACATCATTAACTTCATAACCAGATCCTCGATCTGACATTTTAAAATTAACAATACTTCCTCCAGTACCAACTACAACATCCATCTTAGCACCTGATCCATTTCCACCAACAAGATCTAAGTTTGTATATGGCGCAGGGGCATCTATAGTCACTAAAGGTGGATTAGCAGTACTATATCCAGATCCACTAGTTGCAATAGTGAAAGAGGTTACAACTCCAGCGAATACATTTGCAATCACAGACGCACCGATACCAACTCCAAGAGTATCCGCGATAGAAACTCTTGGGGCGCTCAGATATCCAGATCCACCAGTAGAAAGACCAATAGACTGAATTGAACCACTAGAAACAGATGCTACTGCAAGTGCTTGTCTTGGAACTTGATATCCACTACCAATACCAACTGAGAACTCATTAATAATTCCTCCCTTTGGTAAATCCCCATTTGGTCCAGTTCCAGTGAAGTCAATTGTTTGTCCAACACCAGTTATCTGATAATCTGACTTCTGAATTGATCCAACATCACCATAGAATGGTTTTTGGAAGATGTTATCGATAAGAATAGCGCCAAATGAAGAACTGATCCCAGTAACTGTTTGCCCATTCTCCTTGAGATCAAACTTATCTGTAGATCCATCAAACTCTTCAGAAATATCATCAAGAATCTTATTTGTGGTGTAATCTAATCTATAGTATGCTCTACCTGAAAATGTAGATCTGGTAGTCAAACTTCCAATGCCAGTTGGACCATAAGGAACATCGGTGAAGTAAAGTTTACCATGATCAATTCTATAATCACCAGAAAGAACTGTAGTTGCAGCACCTACAGTATGTGCAGCAGCGACTGTTCCCATTTGTCCACGAATGACCGCAAGTCTATTTGTCAATCCAACTCCAACTAATTGAACTTTTAATATTTCATCTTCAATCTTAATAAGAGACTTACCTTTGATATTTGAGATATCATTTACTGTTACTGTGGTTGATCCGATTCCTACTGCTTGTGAAAGTCCGATACTTACATCCTTTCTGGCAACAGGACTTTGAATAATATTATCAACTGTGATAATTGATCTAGAAGTTGCAAGGTCACTTGGAACTGCAAGACTATGTGTAGATCCAATTCCAGTTACAGACATAAATGTAACTGCTGTTCCTGCGGATGCTTCAGAAGAACCTATGGCAAGTTTGAATTGATTATCGGTAACTTTTATAGCAAATACTGCACTAGGTAGTTTGTCAGTTGCAGCAATACCAATTCCTGGTGAACTGGTAGTGTCAATTCCAATAACTGTACCAGTATTTTGTGACTTATTAGTTGGAGAATATAAAAGTCTTTCTCCAGTATTGAAATTATGACGAGGAATTGTTATAGTGTTGGTTGATGTATTGATAGATGCTGGATCAAATGTATGATAGAATACAGTGTCTCCACCAGTTGCTATTGAGAATGTTGACATTCCAACAATACCGCCACCAATACTTGTAGTATATCCAGTAAACTGTGGACTGATGTCATCAATCATCAGAACCTTATTTGTGATTGATTCATTGTAGTCAGTGATTACTTTAGAATCAAATATGATGAACTTGGACAGATTTGCTACATTTGTATCTTCTGATGCAAGGTCATAGAACATTCTGGTATGTACAGATGCACTACTTGGAATTACAATATCAAGATCAAGTTGAGTATCTGTGATGCTCATTCCAACTCTGGTTCCAGCACCATTAAGTACTTGAAGATCTGAGAAATTTTTATATCCAGAAGTGTGATCTAAACTATTAACAGATTCTTTCCAGTGCTCATACGCAACTTCACCACGAATACTATATGCAAATCTTTGATAGTAATCACTATCATGAATGTGTTGAAGAGACGAATTTAACTTACCGATATCATCTTTCCATTCACTTACATCTTCTACCGTACTACCAACATTTAGATCGAAATCAAACTCAAATACATCTTCAACGGTTGCTTTAAAGTTTCCAACTTGTCCTCTAATAATATCTCCTTTTTTGAAAGGTTCTGAAACTTTTTTAACTTTCAATGTTTCAGTTTGTGGATCCCATCCATTCAATGCGACAAGTCCAGATGCATCTCCATTGTTTACAATGATCTTCTCATTTTCTAAGAATTGAACTTTTCCAAATTCTGGAGTGAATACTGCTAACTCATCTGCTTTGATAACTCTACCAAATGAATTTGTTGCATCAAATGATCCTCCAGTAGATCCAATTCCTGCAATTGAGTATGAAACACTTTCAGTTCCAGATATAGTGTTAATTCCAGTTACAGTAAAGTAACGATAGTCATAATCACTAGAATTATAACCATCGGCAGAATTTGTAATTTTGATATTTTCAACATAAATTTTATCATTAATTGCAAATGGGAATGGATTTGCAGTAGTAAATCCAGCGTTAGGTGCTCTAAGTGAAAGAGTATTTATTGCTAAATTCGAAACAGCATTAGTTACTCTAACACCATTAGAGTTAACTGTTGGAACGATTCTAAGATCTTCATTCAGATTACTATCATTTGAAACAATCTCAACATCAAATACTGAACTACTCTGAAGAATTGTTCTTGTTTGGATATTTGAATTTCCAATGGCAACAACAATTGGAGCAGAAGTATAATTTCTTCCACCAGTAGTAATTCCAATTGACCTTAAAGTCAAAATATTTTTTAGTTTTAGGATTACATTAGAATCTGCTTTTGGTGCGAGAGTTTTATCCTCAAGAAACTCAATTCCCTGTTCAATTACTTTATCATCAATAATTTGACCAATCTCTGATGTATTGACTTTTAAGATTGCAGCAGATCCAGTAGTTGATGCTATTGATGTTACAATTGGGAGTCCTTTCAAATATTTTCCAGGATTGACAACCTTAACTGAATGTATTCCTCCTTGCTCAAAAGAAGAACTTGTGGAGTAGAATGCACTGCTAAATCCTGCAGAAGTATATGAAGTTGTTTCCGCACTTCCAACTAAGGTGAAATTAAATGTGGTAGAACCGACTCCTGTAATTCTATGCTTTTTGTTATACTTGGATTTAACTACAGAAATGTTTGAATAAAAATCCACATCAGTATCAGCCGATGATGGGTAAGTATTTGTATACTTTATTCCATCTCCTTCAATTCTGTAGAACAATTCTTTTGGAAGATTTTCTGAAACATCGATACTAATTACTGTAGATGTATTTGAATTTCCAAATGTTCCAACTTTTCTAATTAAAGTAGACTCATATCTAGATTTGAATTCCTTATCAGTGTAGAAATTAATATCATAATCGATGAGACTTGGATGTGAAGCAGCGATAGAAACCTTTCCACCTTTATAAAATTCTAATCTAGGATTAACCTTAGATATTTCATGTGTACCATGACCTTGATTAGAAATTGTGATATTATCATAAGGGAATTTTGAAATATCTGCTTTGCTATCAGATAATTTAATTTTATCATCAGATATTTTAATTACATAATATTCTCTATTGTCTTGTAATGGAGTTGCAATACCAACAGAGTTAGTATAGATTACAATATCTCCAGTTTCAAAATCATGCCCTTCAATGGTGATTTCTGATGTTGATCCAATAGCAACCGCAGTAGAAGCAAAAGATACAGGATTGACTACAAGTTTTTTCAGAGCACTATTGAATTTAAATGTATATTCTTGTGTTCTGCTAGGAGTTACATTCAGTCTAACTTCATCTTTTGCTTTTAATGTATGCTGGGTATCAAGAACAACTTGTGCAGATACTTTTTTAGCAACAGCAGTAAGATTTTCTTTTTCTACTTCAAATGAATGATTGGTCCCATTTGAACCAGTAAAGTAAATGTAAGAAGAACTAGCGACTCCAGCCTTTGATGTCGTAATACCAACAAAGTCTTTTGCAAATTTTACCGTATATAATGATGATGCAACATCATTAAGCAGGAAGGTATTAGTGAGAGCAAAATTTGGAGATGCAAAAATAGATCCACCAGCAGAAACATATTCTACTTTATCGCCAGTCTTGAATCTATGATTTGGCAGATATATTGCTCTAGGAGGAATGGAAACTGTAACATTAGTGCTACCAGCAGTTCCAACCACAACAGAACTATATGTTGTTCCAATTCCAACAGACTTTGGTGCATCAAATGTTTGTTTGTACCCTAAATCAATATTTTTATTTTCTAACTTAGTTCCGAATTCAAATGTAAACCGTGTTGGAACTTTTTCTACTGCAACACCATTATTGTGAGCAGATGCTGTGGTATTATTATGTGATCTAGTAACTTTATAATTGTTATTCACTAAATCAACATTAGTAATTAACATTTGCTCATTGCCAACCTTGATCACATCACCCGTAGTAAATTTACGAGTAATTGTAGTTTCTGATAATTGAATTGAAGTGGAAAATCCAGTAACAGTGGTTGCAGCAATACCAGCGGAAAGTGTAGTAGAAACAGTGGTTATACCAACAGTTCTAAATCCTTCAATATTTTTATAAAGTGATGAAGAAATACCAGAAATTTCTACAATATCAGAATCCACAAATCCATGAGGTAATGTAGAAATTCCAGTTATTGTGTTATCCTTAACAGATAAAATTATATTTTCGACTACGGAATCAGTTGTTATTATTGAGTCAATATTTTTTCCAAGAATCTCTTCAATTTCAGCATCAATAGATGTATCGGAAAGATTTATTTGTGCTCCAACTTTGTAATTTTTTCCAGAATTTTCTATAGTAATAGAATCAATTCTAGAACTCTTTACTGCAGATACTTCAACATGCGATCTAGATTCTAAAATTTCGGACAGGAATGGATAATCTCTAGAAGGATCATTCAATCCCAAATGTGATACATTTCTCTTGTAATCTCCACTATTCAAATAATTATCTAATTGATTAACTGATAAATCATAATTAAATTCATCGGAGTGATTGTAATGAGATTTAGTGATATATGGATATGCAAGATTTCCATTAACATCTAATGTTGAGAAATATGCATATGTTCCATTTGGAAAATCTGAGTTTACAAGATATCTACCATTATATTCATCAAGATCACCACTTGCTTTATAGACATAATCTTGTGCAAAATATCCATTAGCGAAACCAGGTGGTCTTAAATCAGGTGTTGTGACTACATCTACCTCATAACTTGAATATATTTTCTTAATACCACCAGTTCCAGTATTATCAGGAATTGCTTTTCCATTTCCATATGGACCATAGATTGGATTTCCATCATATGCCCAACCAATAATTGGAGAGTGTGAAAGTCCTGTTGTTTTCTCTGCTAATGTCCCTCCACCTTGAGTAACAATATTGTCACTCAGTAAATTACGATAAAACTTACCTGGATAGAACGAAACTAATTTATTTTGTCTAGATGATGTAGTAGACTTAATTTGAACTAAATCCTTGTACAAAGAATTACTCAGTACATTAGAGTATCTTTGAATGTTATTAATTTTCCACTCATGAATTTCAGAATTTAGTTTTACATCCTTTCCTGTTGGAATAACTTCAATAACTGTATTATCATCATATCCAGTTCCTCCATTAATAATCGTAATTGCAGTAATTACGCCATCAACAGTAGTTGCAGTCAGTTCTGCAAGTCTTCCTTTTCCGACAACTCTTACAGTTGGTGGTGTAGTGTATTCAGATCCTCCATCTGCAATATAAATGCTTTGAATTTTTCCTGCAGAAACTAAAGGTCTAATATCAGCATCTTTTCCTGTAAGAACTTTTACTTGTGGAGTCTTATTGTAATTTACAATATTAGTTGAACCATATCCAATTCCGCCAGAGCGTATAAAGACACTTTCAAGACCACCACGCACAACTGGAGTTGCAGTAGCATTGTAATATGAGGGAACACTGGTAGTTTCTCCTACAGATACCAATCCATTTATTGTGACTACAATATCAGGATATTTGAAAGTATGTGTTCCTACTCCAACACTAGAAAGATCAGCATATATCTTATTATCGTAATTTACACTAGTAATACTAGATGCTGTTCCTGCTTCACTTAACTTAAATCTGTGATTATCTAATACAGTTACTTTATAGTACGATGTTGTTGCTAATCCTGTTATGGGAGTTCCATCTACAGAGTATACTACATTATCACCACTCTTGAACTTGTGGTTTCTTGCATAGATGTAATTGTTTGCAGTATTGACTCCAACAAAAGATGAGAAAATATCTTTTTGATCTGAAGGCGGCCAAGCAATACCATCAACAATTACTTTTTTGTTGGAAAAGTCATTACTACTTTCATTTACAACAATTTTATCAATTACTTTTCTAATTTGTCTTGATCTCAGTGTATGGTCTTGATTACCAAAAGCATTGAAATCAATCAGATTAGTTTTTGCTAAAGCATCTGCTTTTGAAGTTGCAAGAGAATATGATGTATTATCATGCTTTGCAATAAAGTAAATCGCTCCAGATGAAAGTCTATCAGTAGAAAAACCAACTGCAGTACTACCAATACCAACAGGTGTTCCACTAGCAACATATGTGACTTCTTCACCATCTAAGAACTTATGTTCATTTGTAATTGTTACTCTATCAGTTAAAAGATTTACATTGAAATCTGTAAATGATGATGAATGGGTAAATCCTCTCAGTCTTGCTTCACAAACAGATGAAGAACCGTTTCCACCAGAAATAGTTACAGATGGTGTTTCAATATAGTCAAATCCAGGATTTGTTAAAGTAATCCCTTCTATTGATCCTTCAAAGTTTCCGTGAACTACTGATCCAGATCCAATAGTATCTGCAACAGAGACTTGTGGTGCATTTATGATATCGAATTCAGATCCAGAATTTAATATGTTAACTTGTTCAATTTGACCATAAAAAATTGCATCTGAAGAAATTGGAGAATCAAACTCAACACCATTTAATGATACACCTACAGCACCTACAATATCTTTATGGTCTACTGCTGGTTTTGGTGTTTTATTGATTTTTTTAAAATTATTTTGATTAATTAATGAAGAACCATGCAAAGATGATGGAGTTATACTTGTTTGGTTAACATAAACTTTTTCTCCATTCAAAAATCCATGAGCATTGACATTAATTGAAGTGGTAGCAAATGATACATTTTCAATAGAAGATTGACTAAGTGCTAATCTAATGTTGTTAGTGTCTACTACATGCACATAGTAAGTTCCAGTAGCAACTCCAACAGTGGCTGTTTTGGTACGATTTGTAGTATCAACATCGTATGAAGGATATCCAGAAAAAGCAACATATGTGTTTTTATCCTTATCTACAAAGGAATTTTGAATATTTGATAATACACCTTCACTTAAAATATTTGTGGGAACAAAATTTAATTTTTTCTTGACAACATACGGAATGCCACTTTGTAATGTTCCAGAACCAATCTGAAATTCAAGTGAACTATTAACAGAAGTTACTTGAGCATTTAGTGCAACTGGACCTTTAGTTTCTTTCAAAAGAATGTCAACTCTATCTCCAGTATGCAGATAATGATTAACTTCTGTAGTGATAGAATTAGAAGCAGGTACTACAGAATCAACATTTGTAAATGATACATTATTATAGAACCAGCTATTGAATCTTTTATCATTTTGATCTGTTTTTTCTCCCAGATGTCTTACATCAATTCTATCTCCACCAGAAAACAATTTAGTGATATCAGAGTTTTTGGCAGATCCTATAATAGAACCTACAATTCTCATTTTTACTGGTTTTGTCAGATCATTATCCTCAAAACCATAAAGATAGACACCATCAATGATTGGACTATTCTCTGTTAATGTGGTCGAGAGTCCTACACAATTGAAAAATTGATTACTAGACTTTCCGTTATAATCTACCTTTGTATATGATCCAAAATTTGTTAAATTATAAAAACTTCCAGATTCTGGAAATCCAATCGTAGAATCTACAGTTAATGTAGTATTGCTACTATTAGTTCCTAATACTTTAGTTCTCTTACTTACAGATAATGGGTTGGTAATCGACCCATTTGATATGAATAATTTGTAATATATTTTATTTCCCAAAGAAACTTGAGTAACTCTAGAAATAGTTGCTTTTGATGTTGGATTTACAAGTGAATTTTCTAAGACAGTAGTAGCAGCAAGTTTTGATGGATCTCCATCAATCTGCTCAACTATAATATTGTCAGTAATCGACCAATCTGCAGAAGATGCTAAAATGGTATTATCAAATGGTTTTACAACTTCAATAGTTTTTCCAAAAAGAACACTGAACAAAATTTTCAGTGAAGAATCAGTTCCTTTTGAACTATAAAAATCTCTTGCCCTAGAAAGAATATTATCTACATTAACACTTGTAAATTGTCTCTCTTCAAATCCAGGTAAAAACTGAGACTTATACTTTCTATAAAATTCTTGTAAAAATACTAAACTGAGATTTTGAACAACAGAATTTACATCATGACTATCTGTTGAAGTTGAATTGAAATTTAAAAATTCTGGTTGAAGTTCACCTTCAATCCTATCAATTCCACTAAATCCTCTAACACAACCTGTAAAACTAGTATTTGTCTTTCCAGTATATGTAATAATTTCACTATTGATTTTAATTAATCCATAAGTGCTTGGAAAACCTGCAGTTGATGATACATTGATAACATCATCAAGGTCTAAAACCTCTTGCGTTACTGTTACTGGTACAGCAGCATATGTGAGTCTAGAAAATGACTCAATATCTTTTAAATCACCAATACGACCAGCAAGATCACTAGTTCCATATTCATGTTCTTCAGAAATGTAATACTGTTGCAAAAATTCTTTGAACAGAGGACTTTCTGCCTGAATGAATTCTGGAATCTGGCTATCCAGAATGCTAGAGATTTTTACCTTTTTATCTAACATTTCTTATCTTGTATATTTTGTGTTGCTAATGAAACTTGATGGTGGATTGTAAGATACTCCAGATCTATTTGATCCAGAAGAAATCAAATCTTCTTTAAGTGTTAATACACTTTTTCCTGTAGTATCTAGGACGATATAAAGATTCTCTTTTGCGACGATATCATTAGATTCTGGAGTCACTTCAATTTCAATTCTATTTTCCAGAGAGGTAGATGTAATTGTTACTGGATAGATGATAATTTCACCTTTAATGTAGTCAACTTTACCAACATCTTCATTGATATACTTAACAACTCCATCATCCAAGGTGAAAAACTGAACCACACCAGTTTTTCCGTCAGGATCTGGTAAATCTGTCAGATATACTGTTCCTTCAACTCCATCAAGAGTGAATCCAGTTGATCTAATGTTGAAACCTTCCAAATCAGCATGGAACTGATTGGCATAACAGACTTCATAGTTTGCAAGAGCATTATATGCAGGAACCATGTTCCTTCTCATCACAAGTTTTGTAATGTTGGATGTAATCGCTCTATCAACTTGGTCAATCTGTGAAAGAAGTTTGCTATACTTTAATCTTCCACCAAACGAATTGATATCTGAAGATCTGGAATAATTCTCAATGGACTTTACAATCCTGCTGTATAAATCATCTGAACTGCTAATGAAACTTGGATCATATGAAACAGTTGAATCATACTCAACATACAAATATTTCAGATCTAAGAATTCTTGTTTAATTCCAGCAATCGTATATTTCTTCAAATCATTTTTGATTGATTCTTTTGCAACATCTGAAAGGAACTCACCATTTTTTGGTTTGATTGTGATGAAAACTTTTCCATATTGTGGTGGATCAAGTTCTTCACCACCATATGCACTCACAGAATCAATATTTGGATATAAGAAAGGTATCAGACTAGCGTAATCATTCGCTGTAACCGCTCTGTACTGTGATGCATAGACCCTAGGAGCAAGGTATTTGATGGTATCAATACTTTCTATGTCATCACCGTTTTCTGCCGCTTGTAGGGTCGTTATAGCGGAGATGCCAGTGGATACTTTATACTCATTTCCTGCCTTAGAGTAGGTAAGAGCACCAGAAAAAGTGAAGTTTCTAGCACCATCTGCTGCCGCTCCACTACTCACAAGATATGTCACCTCAATGGTCGAACCATTTTCAGGTTTTTTGCCTAAAATGTTGTCTCCGAAGAGAATTTGGTATCTTTCGTCGTCAATTTCTTGTGTAAGGAACAATCTAGTTGATGGACTTACATTAAAAATGTTTGTATATGGTGAATATTCTTCTGTTGCTGTGTTAGTTACCGAAACACGAATCGTAGAAGTGTCAATATTTCGATTTGGAAGGATATATTTCGCATCTGGTTGAGAATCATCAACTGTAAAGGTCTTTTTCAGTAAATTTCCTTCATAAATTTTGATTCCTGAGAAAGCCGCAATCCCATTTACATCTGGAGTGACTGTAATATCGTCTGGAATTGAAAAAATGTAGTTTGAGTTCTCTGCTCCACCTAATGCAACAACGCCTTTCTTTAATTTTGCCGATCTTGCATCAAGTCCACTTAAATTTGCGGTAAAAGTGATGTCTGCAGTTGCTGATTTCGTCGATCTTGGGACATATCCGATGTTTCTCGCTAATGAAACGACATTTTCACGCAATGTTGCGCTATCAATGAACGATTCATTGACTGCCATGCTAGTATTGTAGGCAGTAATGTAAGAATTATATGCTAATGTATCAATCAGAACAGAAAAGTTCGACCCTTCAAAGTCAAAATCCGTGAAGTTACTGTTCGCTCTCAGATATTCCTTAATCTGAGATCGCAAATCATTGAAATCGAGGTTAGTAAACTGATTGAATGACATTATAGTCTAGATGGTTGTAAGATAAACTCTACATTCTGTGTAGGGATGGGTAATCCAGTGATGTCATATTCAATCTGAACCAATACAGTGTTTGTGTCAGGTTCAGATTCCACATAAACATTGGTCAGTTTGATCCTAGGTTCAAAGTTTTCCAATAATGTTATGATTTCTTCCCTTACTTCATCACCAACATACCCATTATTAAGTTCAAAAAGTGTATTGTAAATGGATGTGCCCAGTAAATCGTTAAAAAACCTCTCATCGAGACGAGTTTGAACTAAATTTACTACGGATTTCTTGATTGCATCCTCATTTTTCAAGACAGTTACATCATTTGTGATTGGATGTCTCTTAAATGCAAGACTTATATCTCTAAATCCGCGAGAAATCTGTACGGTCATCCATTTAAATACACTTTAACATACTATCTATAATGGTTTTCAGTATTTATTTGTAATCAATATCGATTTGGAATGTTTTTATACTCCTCTGGAGAGAAAATCTCACCTTCGGAAAGGTTTTCAGTGCGTTTTGCTTTATGATGCATCACTTCATTCAGTTCCATTTCTTCTGGATCTTCTGTTTTATGAGGCAAAGACCAATAATCTGTCATCAAACTCGTTGTTCCCCACATTGCTTTCATGTATTCTGTGTTACGGTCTACAGGTGAATTACCCATTTGTCTCCTGATCAGTTGAATCAGAACTTTTTAAGGGGTTGCCATCCCTCGAATCGTATTTATTTTGTGGGTATTCTTCCCTCTCTCCGGGTGTTGTCCAGAAATAATCGTCACAATCACCTAAACGACCCCAAGATACACCATTCTCTACTTGATAAAACTCAGTAGAAACTTTAAAGTCAGGTATCTTGGGGTCTTCTGGAGTTAATGAGATGTCATAGATGCGACATCTGTTATTTGGATACAGTGCATACTGACCATTGTACAGTTCAATCAAGTTAAATGACTTGTGTTCACTTGGAAGTTCACTGGTTGAATAGTCAATGATGTCTGGATCGCCGTGATAATTGTCTAAGGTGCAAATATATTCACCTTTCATTGTACCAAAATGACGAGTGCGTATCTCCCACTCCATTGACCCTACATGCTGCTTACACAGTGTAGTGACATCATGGTCCATACAGTTCCAAAACTGCAGGTTAGGGAGGTCTAGATCGGGGTCTGGTGTCTCTGGTTCTGCTACAAAGGCAGAAATCGGCAACTTATCAAACATTGCCGCATAATCTGGTAGATATGTTTCAAAGTAAAAGGCACGCCCAGGAAGACTTTTAGCAGCGATCCATATGCCTTTTACAAATTCACCATGTCCATACTCGTGATCACAAAGATATTCTTTACGAACCCAAGTATGAACTGCTGGTAAGTTAGTGATCAGTCTTGACATATCATAGTTTATAAAACTAAACTATGTATCAACGACCTTGCCCACGATAACGCTTCTTTGCACCATTACGAGAAGATGCAGAGTACTTGGTGTGCTGTCCCGAACCTTGACAAGTCTTTTTGGGGGTAGACTCGATCATGTTCTCACCAATCAGAGACTTTTTAATCTTTGCCATAATTTGTTTTTTTCGCGGATTTTTTTGAAACGGGCGGCTTTTTCGGGTCTCCACCTAACAGACCACCATAGCATTATAACATACCCAATCATCAGATAACGCGCATTTTTTCATGCCCCACACGAATCACAGGATCACACCAGATCTCATAACCCTTCTCAATCGCATCCAGACAGAAACTCACATCCTCTCCACACATATCTTGGACCTCCCCTGATTCGAAGGTTTGCATCTTCGGAGCGAACCACGGATAAGGCAGACTCTCAAAGACTCCATGCTTAATCAGAACCCAGCCAAAACCAGTGTAATCAACTGTGAATGGTTTCTTACGCTTGCTGATCGACTCTAAGGTCTCATGATTCATCACACCGCCATTCTGACGGAAATCGCCTTCCTCTAACCAGTGGGCGACAGAAGTTGTGCGTCCATCCTCAGTGCAATACCAACCAGCGGCAATATCCTTATCCATCGCAACTAACCGATAGAACTTCTCGACATCAAACACGATGTCACTATCAATCCATAGTTGATAGTCATAAGGAAGTTTGCCATCCCATGGTTTCTGTGAAGGACCACGCAATACATTCGCACCAAGACACTTGCAGCGTGCGAAGTTCACCATGGAACTATAATCTTGTGAGATCTGAATACTCGCTCCGTTCTGTACCAGATCAAAACAAAGTTGTACAAAAGATTTCAAGAATGTGTAAGAACATCCTCTACCAGGTAGACAAAAAACAATTGCCTTACCACGAATCATTTCTCTCGCTGCTGCTAGGTCGAACTCTTCTACCTTCTTCTTTGGCGCAGCGGTCTTTACCGTAAATCCTTTAGCCATGAAAACAAATAAGTGACAAATACATTATACCACCGCAAGTCAAATCATGCAATGGTTACTCAAGTATTTAGTGTCACCTCAATATCTTCTTCTATCTTCTCCATACCTTTTCCACTACTTCCCATCCATATAAAATTCTTGATCGCTGCTCTATGACTCTCCACATCCTTCTCAGGTATTCTACGAAATATAATTATACCTTGATGTGAAATGTTATAAGTATTCATCTACAATTTTCTCCAATAAGTATGTGAGATCTTCTTTCATCCCCGCATCACGAATTAATCTTTCGTCGTTGTATATGCGATATTCAAGAGTATCTATCAATAGTTCTCTTTCGTAGTTGTCTATTGCGATTTTCATAGTCCATACGCCCTCCTCTCATTATATATCCTCATAGATTCTTGAATACCGCCGAAATGCTCATGTGCCCATGATGATATCCCGCCGCAATAATCAGTAGGGTAAAACAAAAACAAGCTACGAGACTTAGTATCAAATAAACTCTATCGTTACCGCTAGAGGGTACAGTGGGATTTTCTACTGGCGGAATTTTTTTGTCTGCAGGGGTTTCGGAAGTCATTTTTATATCTCAGAATTTTTTTTGTGCTTGATATTTAGAGGTCGATTTGGGTTCGTTGTAGGTTACGGGGACCCATTGTTTTTTAACCCGCTAAGGGGGGCGGGGCAAAATATAAAAAACATAAAAACACTGCTATTTGATATATTTTGATATGCACAAAATGTGCATTACGGGTTGTGAAGATATACTTGACGGCGTAAGATTCTCAATCGTCTAAGGTCGAGATCCATTGGTATGACTGGGATTCTAGACTTAATTCTCTATTGAGACGACTGCTTATTTGATGTCCATTGTGGACATGTTGCAGACTAAGGGTGACATACTTGCAAACCCTTGACGGGTTAGGTACAATGGCGCACCCCGCTAATTAATTAGAATTAAGATATAAACGACGATTGTGATTGTCGATATAAAGAACTCAACGAAGATTACACAATAATTTTAATACGAACTAAACAATAAAACAAGGAATTTATTATTTTTTAAAGGCGCAAATTTAGGTGGGAGGGTATGAAAGGAATGAGAGAATCACCCCCCTAAGTGTTAATTATGCTGCCACTTTGTTTTTGCTGTTGTAACCTGAGAACGCACCATTACGCTTCCGTTCCTTTAACTTAGCGGCAGCGATTGATCCTTTAGGTTGTGTTCCGTGAACTAAAAGTGCAAAGGGTTTGTCACCGAAACAGTGTGAATCGTCATGGTCAACCTCAAGACCTAATTCTTCCGCCTCATTATCATTCATAACAACTTTACTGTAACGAGTAAAGAATCCTTCATCGATTAAGTAGTCGAACTTACCACCATATGACGCAGTTTGATAAAAATTAGATGGCAATTCTTCATTAACAAATAAGTCAAGAGATTTACTGTAGCAATAGAATTTAAGGTCAGGATTAAGTTTGGCAACTGCAATCCATGCTCTCAAATAAGCGAGACTGAAAAAATCACCAGACTCATGAATTCTTACGAGTTTAGTAGATCTAGTACGGTAATTTTGAATACATTCGTTGATCATAATTGCTGCCACATCGATTCCATCGCGCAATGCTTCCACGATTGTCTGCAGGTTATGAGCACGGGCAGCAAACGTCGCAGGATATTGCGCTTCGCTACTAGCAGCAAAGCATCGGAAAACAGTCTCAGGACCATCCTGAATCCGTGTTTTTCCGTTGTCACCCATTACGGCGAATGCTTTGCACAGGGACGCGCCAGGACACGTCTTTCCAGCAGGCAGGTTGAAGATCAAAGTTTGCTTCCCTAGTTTGGCGTTACCCTTGGAGAACTTAAGCATCGATCTGGATCGGAACTGAAACCATTCTCGCTCTGTGTCAGTCATTCTGCATAACAACGTTAACAAACCGAAACAAACCGACACAAACCCGCTATGTGACCGATTGTTTCAATTCCGCAACTTAGTGATTTATGTTCAAATTTAGCGTGCTAAGATGAAAGTAGAACCTATTTTTCCTGGTAAAAATATAAAGAATAAGGGGCGAAATCGCCCCCATTAAGTGTAACTTACTATCAAATAAGTCCGGTCACTATCTCGTCGCCAGAGAGCGTATATGGGTCGCCGTTGATATACTCTATCGCCTGGAATGACGGGCAAACATCCCATCGTTCCGACTCAATGAAGCGGTTAAGTGCAAACTGCGCGAACAACATCGCACCCTCATCTGTCCTAAACTCCCCGAAACTATAGTTTAATTCTGACACGTTGTTGTAATTATCGATTGTTGTGACCTTAGCAAATAAAATCCCCAAGGTTCTCCACTCACCGACTTTAAATTCAACCTCGAAAGTATAATCTCCCACGGCGTAGATTTTCACTTTTTGTGTGTAAATTCCACCTTCTCGACGTGGTGTTGCATCTGGGGCGAATTGAGAATAAGAATTCCACTCCAAAGTGTACTTTGAAAGTTGGCGAGTAACGGACATAATAAAAAGTGCGGTTGAAAGTGTAAAGAATAAGGGGCGAAATCGCCCCCGCTAAATGTTAATTAAACCATTGAATCGCGCCAGTCAGGGTAAACGTCTCTCACATAATTGCGAACCGCTTTTTGTGAATAATCCTGCAAACTTTCGTATATATCTTGCAACTCGGAATTGACGATTAAATTAAATAATTCTTTAAATTTTAGTTTTTCGCTAGTGCGTGCATTTTCACGCTCATTGATGCAATTTTCGTGGTATTCATGCAGTTCTAAAGTTAAAGATTCGTGCGAATATTTAACTAAACTGTAGAGATCATCGACTAATTGTTGCCCGATTGTTTCAATGATTGATTGATTTTTGAGTTTAGTTTGTGCTGGCATGGAGTGAATTACGGTTGAACTAATGGTCTTAAATTTTTTCAGGGATCACAAGGACCCATAGTGACCCTCTGCCGATTGGTTGACCCAAACTAAGAATTCGCCCAGATCCACGCCCATCGACCAACTAGCGGCGATCCCATACACTTCAACAAAATCTATTGCCACTGACTCGCCCTGTAGTGATGCAAGGTTGAATGCGAGATCGTAGGGAATGCAACCATTATCGTCAGCAATACTGGCGATCAACTCGGCAAGTGTTTTTTGCATTGGTCTGAATCGGAACTGCAACCATTCTTGCCCTATGTCAGTCACTCGGGACAACAGTGTTAATAAACCGACACAAACCCGCTATGTGACCGATTGTTTCGATTCCGTGATGCTCAGTGGTTTGCTGCTGCTGATGCTGTAGGATAAGGGCACAATCGAACGAGGGGTGGGGTAACCCTGATGATGAAATGGTCGTCACGGAACCTGCAAGGAATTATTTTATAAAAGATTCTATCTCTAATCTACCATGCCCTGATCCACCTTGTCCAGCGACCTTGTGCCAGTTCTTAAAGTGTCCACCGCTGGCGGATCGAGTCCCGTAGCGTGCTAGGATGGAGGTAGAACTTTTTGTTTGTTACAAGTCATTACAAGTGCTTGACATAATGCTGTCAATAGTATCAAGGACAGTTCTCAAAGTGTCCTGAAACCGCTTGACAGACTGTCCCCATTATGATCTAAGATGGAGTATGGTATATCTGTAACAATCTGAAATTATGATATAAACTCTCGGAGAGTTTGTGTTAGAAACTCATGATGTCATTATATCATAAAACCTCAGAAATATCAAAATTTTAAGTTTTCAGAAATTTTATGTGGGGGTATGGGGATAATACTTGACATCCTCATAGGTGGGGCGCTAAGACCACAAGACCTCAGCACATTTCGGGAGGTTTCTAACACTTAAAAAACACTAAAAACAGGCATAAAGATACCCCACAGACACTGTGTAGTATCCATGGGGTTACTCTACAATAAAAAAGCGAAACATATTTATAAACACATTTTTAATCGTTTTTTATGTGTTTTGAGCATGTTTTTGCTTGTTTTCGGTACATAAGGACGAACAAATTATCCAACTGATGCCATCTCCATATAACAATCAAGAGTGGCATACTTAACATCACCATCGACATTTTTCAATCCGATCCACGAAACAGATCCATTGAAATACTTAACATCAACAACACTATATTGATTGCCTTCGTTGTCTTCAACCTTGCAACCATTGATGCGGTGGAGAAGAGCGATTGCACGAATGTTGTCGGAGATGATTGTCATGATGCAGGTTCGTTGCTTTGACTCTTTTAATATACATGAATCAGATCCCAGTGCTCATTTATTGTGCCACTAAAACTATTGGCACATATTCTTTTCAATTACTCTTTTCTTTTAATTTGAATACCATCCCATGCAGGTTTACCCATGGATTGATTGAACCTTTTCCTATCTAAGATCTCTAGATATTCTTCAGGTAAAACTAGATCATCCCAGTCACCATCAAACTCTTCAATTTGTTGTTTGTCAGTGTAGTTACGATGAGTCATTGTAGGATCAGAATAATGGAAGCAACGAAGCATAAAGTAACATAGACGATGATAAGTTTCCTTGTATCGTTCATGATACTTGTGCCCGTAGATAGTGAAGAACCTTCTCTAGATCTTCTACTGATGTTGTCATTGCTGATTTAGCATAACCAGTAGCGAAAGGATAACTACGATCGTCATCATCACTGGTGTTGTCCGCATTGTTGCAAACATTGAGTGCTGCCTCCAGATTATGAATCGTATGTAATAATTGCGCCTCGATGTTCTGTTTCATTGTTCTGTTTTTGGATGAGAAGTGAGAGTTCATAGATGCAACTGGTGCAGATTTTTGCTTGTTGAAGATGTTGTTCACGCTCTGATCGAAGTTTCTGGATCTCATTGAGGAGTGAGCGATTCGGTGAACTGTTTAACATTTGCTTGATGGAATTGGGTTTGCTTGTCTAACTCATCACGCATCATCTTCAGTGTCTGATACTGTGTTCTGATTCGTGCTTCTTCTTGGTGCAACTGGTGAAGAATCTCGTTGATCTCTTCACGAGTCATACCATTGATTGTGGTCCTTTTCGCGCTGGTGGTTACGATCACTTTAGACTCCAATGTGGATCATTGATTTTATCAATCCAAAAGAAATTCTTCCGGTTGATTGATGCAACAAAGAATGATGTTTCGGTCTCTTGTTCAACAATCACTTCAGGATTATTGTCCATCAGATTGTGCAATCGATTCTTTGCTTTTGTGGACTTAGGTGTCACAAATACAGTCATGATTCAGAACCTCGTGTGACGCATGTTGTTGGACAGGAAGAATGATCCCCAGGAGTCGAAGTTGAACCATCGTGCGAGATTGAAAACACCTGGCACTTCTTTACACTCAGACAGTGCTTTCTTGGGAAACCAGATAGAATGATTCAGATGAATTGTTGAACCGAATTGAATTGCTTTCTCGGTTTCCTTGAGTTTCACAACAGGCAATACATTGAAGTGATGCTTGCTGCCGAGGTTGATGAGACAAACATCGTCCATGAGTTGTGCTCCCTTGTGTTGTTGAAACAACAATAATCGATCTGGAGAGCAGTGCCAAAATCATGTGACACTGCTCCGATTGTCACTTGTGGACTTCTGTGAACATGTTGCCGATCTTGGTCAGCAGTGCTTGGCAGGCATCAGCATCCTCATCGTGATCCTGATACTCACTGAGTGCATAATCGATCAGATCCCACTCAGCGTCGGTGAAATACTCGCGGATTGCCTTAGCGTCGGTCATGTTAAAGAAAGCGATTGAACAGTGTTGTGGTCGATCCTGGAGGGTCTCAGCAGACCCATCCAAGAATGTATATGTCCTGGTTACAAAACTCATTCAGGAAGAACCTGGTAACCTCTTCGCGAGTCATGTTGAATTGCCATGTGTCAGGAGCGCACTCATAGTAAAACACCTCGCCGTCGATCTCGTACTTGAGAGTCTTGTAAGTGAAAGTGGAAGCAGTCATTTGCTTTGTTTGAACTGAAGTCATTGTAAGGGCAGATATGGTCAATTCTCAGGCGACAGTAGACAGTTCGCGAGTTGGCACACGGGATGATTTTTTCTTTGCACTGTCATTGTAGTTGTAATTTGGACACACAATCGTTCCATATTTTCTGGAGTATTTTGTGCCAATATCCATTCCCATATAAAACTTCTTCAAAAATTTGAATCCCATATCCTCTGGACTTTTAGATGGGCAGACGTAAACAAATTGACGATTTGCACCACATGCCATCAATCCAGCGTGCATTGCTTCGTAACCCAACTTCTTGCCTCTAAATTCTGGTTTCAAATACATTTTGGTCAGGAAAAAATGATCACTTGAAATTGAATCCTCATTAAACAATTTTGATTCCCATTCTTTCTCACCATCACCACAAACCTCTTGTTTCATGTAGTGCATATCAAGTAACATTTGTGAATGACAATCTGCCCAATCTGAAGAACTATAATACGAATCTGTGCGATACAATTTCATGTGTCCAATTTCAATTCCTTGATATTTGTCATCCCAGTTATAATTTTGAGCATACAAAATAACTTTGATTTTCATTGTACTCTCGAATGGACAAGAATCATCCTGTTCATACAAACAAAGTGCTCGAATTTCATGAAAATTGTCGATGGTTGTCTCTTCAGAAGGTTGAATAAACATGATCAAAAAATGAATAAAATGAACTTTTTGTTGAGTGTAACTCAACAGGCACATGCAAGAGCGGAATTGAACAGTTGTGCCTCCACATTGATTCGAGTCTGGCGATACCCATAACCCTCAATGCGAGACTCAATCTCACGCTTCACATCACTGATGTTGATGTAACTCTTGCTCTGCGTTTTTCCCATGAAAGTAACAACTTTCATCGCCAGTCGATTGTGCTCAGTCCCATCAGCAAATTTGAGGGAGTAGAAGTCAACAACCATGTGACCGTCTTTGGAAGTGAGTTGCATCGGGTGATTCCCCTGAACTGATACCAGTATCGCAAAAAAAGGAGACCATATAGGTCTCCAGTGCCACTGCCTCAACCGTCCACCTGTGGATAGTTACGGATCCTGGTGGATTCTTCCATGTAAAGATAACCACCTGCCCAGTCACAATGCTTATACAGATTCTCTCGTTCGGTGATCAATCGCATGTCGTAGCGTACATCCTTTGCAGGTGCTTTCCATGATGCTGCCTTGTAAACTTCACCAGTCTTCTTATCAACAAACGCATGAACACTGCGAGCACCATCATCACATTCCATCATAATTTTATGATACTTTCTACCACTTTCAGGATAGAACTTGTAGAGATTTTCTCCACGCTCTGCTTCAGCAATTTGCTCTTGATAATACTTGATGTTGTGATCTTCATCCTTGTCACACATCAGCAGATTCAATGTTGAGCGTTCAATGCTCTTCCGCTGGAAGTCTTTTACCAGTGCTTCACACAGTTCTTGGGTCCACTTCAGGACATTTTCTTGCTGTTGCTTGCGGATGGTGTCAACGAGTGCAGTCATGATGTTTGGGTGACTTGAAGGTAGTATAGTAAGTAATGTGGACAGTGACGACCTAAATTGTACCAGACCGTCAACTGTCCACTATCTCAACTTAAGACTCCTCGATGAGTCTTTGGATGTTCCGATTGCGTTCAATGATCTGATGCTTCATTTTTGAATCTAAAACATCGACCATCAAATTCACACCCAGGAGCACAACAATGGCGGCAAGAATAATTCTCATGAGTATCCAATAACTGCAACATCATTGATAACTTGATGCCCAACTAATTGCTCTAATTTTTTAATCTTAGGATCAGCAAAAGCATAAGTATTGCGGTTTTCCATACGACCAGGGGAAACATAAATCAATCCCTCAGATCTTATCAATTCCAGGCAACTTTCACGATCTTCCTGTTTAGTTAAATCCCACAATACTCCTCCATTCTTACCTAATGTTTTCGGTGCTTTACGCTTTCGGAACTCAGGTTCATACAAATATCCCCATCCTTTCTTCACATAAGCAACGGGCATTATTTCTGAATCACTATGCCAAATTCTAAAGTATCGGGAGAATGAATCAAAACTGTAGTAATCTCCTCCATGAAACTTGTTCATTTCGGAGCAAATTTCTTCAGTCCAACCTTGAATAATGTCGAGTGAGATCATGATACTTTTGCAGTGGTGAATTGTTCGATGTTGGTCTGTTTGAGATCCTTGTTTTGTTGATAATGTTCAGTCCACTTCACACCTTCCTTCCAACATGCATGTTTTTCCCGTTGGAATTGTGCATGGGATTGAACATCACGATCATCAAGAATACCAGCGGCGAGGTTATTTTCTACCGCTTTTGCATAGAGTTGGTATTCTTTAGATTTTCGCTCTCGATCATTCTCACGGCGATCATACGCTCTCTGTTCACCAGATCGGTATGTTCCGAGGAATTGTTCTCTCTCACGCTTTCTTTGTCTCCGACGATCATGTCGTTGACGAGCGTATTCTCGTGCAGATAACATCATCAAGGACGGATAAAGTCGGCAGAGTGTTGCAGTGCATCGGAAGTTACCTGCCTCGCAGGTTCACTGGTGTAGAACAATCCAGCGAGACAAGCAACAACGAGAATCCTAAACATGAGTTGACGATAATAGTGAGGTGAGCGAGGTTTTGAGAGATAGGATAACATCAGGCAACCTGAATCTCAGGTTTCCACATTACACCTTGCTGCTCCAGATGCTCATCATCACAGTAGCGACGATCCTTCAGGAACTCTACCACTGTGGGAGCAAAAGGGTTCTTCTCAACATCACCATAGGTGTTTTGATAGTCTTCCACACCGATGACAACATCAACTGCCTTGATGATACCGTAAGCAAGATCCTTTTGTTTATCGAAGGTGCCAACAGGAACCCAGGCAGTCACCATGTGATTGAACTCCTTGCCGATCATGTCTCGCAGTTGATACAACTGCTCACGAGTGAACTTGACGGAGATCAGATTGGTGGGTTGTGGGGTGTTCATCGGTGTTGCTTTGAACTTGAGTTAATAATACAGACACCAGTGCCATGCATCAGGACTGTTATACCACCTCTCCGACTGTCCACTATTGTTTCTTCCTACGATTCTCCCGAATTATTGATAACAACTGTTTGCGTGCTTTCAGTTCATCAGCAGCAGTATCATCTGTCTGATGTAAATGCCATTCATAGAAAGCATGTTGCCACTGAATTTGTTTTTGTGAAAGACTCATGATCAAAAATTCAACAACAAAAATGGGAAAGAATACTCCTCCCCACAGTTTTCTCCCTTATATGTGTAAGAGAGGCGTAGATCTGTTTATCGATCTCTCTTACTGTTTTGCCTCTCTATGTGTAGGTCTTACGCTGAATACTGTGCTGCCTACACTATCAGATGATGCTTTCCTTCTCCATGCGATCCCAGATCTTGTTTGCAATCATGCCACATTCAGGACATGCTTTTGCATATTTGATCTGACTCTTCAGCACATAAAGATATGCTTTGTGATAACTTCTGTGTGCAAATTTGCCGAAGAACTTCATACGATCCGCAGCAGATATTAGTTTCAGCATCTGACGAACCTTGAGATTCTTAGAGGCATTGTATCGAAAATAAGTCGGACGCAACGACCGATAATCACCATGAGTGCGGCACAGTTGCAATGTCTTTACAACATTTTCCGAGACATAATTTGCAGTCTCAGGGTAGAACTCAACCAGGAAATCAGACATTTCCTTTGTAATGAAGTCATCCCAGGTATCTTCCTGTTGTTCCTTTTCACTCTTGATAGTTTCCATCTTAGCGAGAGAAACTGCGATGGTCTTCACAGATTCAGTCAGAACATTCTGAGCATGAATCACTTCTTCGAGAGTGTCGTTGAGTTGCTGAAGAGTGAAATTAGACATGATGTTATAGAAGGAGCGGCGTGAGTTGTTTCGCCGTTATGTGAATGATGCCCCACGGTTGCGGATGAACGCAACCGCTTTCGGGACACCTCAGGGACTGTCACATCCCATTGAGAAAATCGTGGAGAGCATCATCATATTCTGATTGAGTTTGGAAAACTCTGCCTCCAATAGTGCAAGGAAAGGTTCGCTCTTTTCGGAGCGAAGGTGACACTTGGCGTGCCTCACTTTCAGAATAACCTTTGCTCATGATCTGAGCGGTGTAGGGATTAGAATGTTCCATGATAAAAAAATGTTTTTTGAAAAAACTCAATCTTCAAAGGAGGGGATCTTAGCAATCGCCTCTTCCTTGTATCGTTTGCTCCAGGCACCAGCGAGCACCCAGGACTTGCAACCCCACCGTGATGCAATGGTGCCGAAGGTGGAGTCATCGTTGTTGCGAGCAACCCAGACCCGTTGACGATCTGTGATCCGTGACGCTTGAGAGAGAATCATGATTGGTGTCCCTTTGATAGGAGTGTAGGACGAATGTTGGATGCTGCCAAGGGGTCTGATGGACGGTTCGGCAGGTGGTCAGATCAGGAACTCTTCCATGTAGTAATCTACCGTGACTTTAAGACGAGCGGCAGACTCTTCCATTGCCTCTTCAAATGCTTTATCGATGTTGTAATCATCGGGATCTTCATTGCAGAACAGATCCAGTGTTGTTTTGTGCATTACTTTCCGACTCCATAATCAGGTGCGGTTGCTTCCAGTTTTCCAATCTCAGTCAATTCTGGTTGTTGATCAGGAAGCAGATCAATCAAAGTATCTTCATCGTAAAGATCTACGATCTCTTCAATAACCTCATCCCAGGTCAACTTTTCATACTCTCGTTTCAACAAATCAAACAACATTTGATCTGCTGATTTATGATCTAACCCATCGATAATATGCCAGGCATAGTTCTCAATGAGTTCTTCAAGATCTTTTTTGTTGGGTGATTGTTCTGTCATAGGTGGCAAAGTGCGGAACCAGCGTACTCTGAGTAAACAGATTGAATGTAAATCGCCTCATCAATCAGTGGAATGAAATAGACAACTCCACACCACAGAATCAACAGACGAAGTGTAGTCAATGAGGCAAATACAATCATTTCAGAACATGTTCGTAATCGATTGAATTGATGCACCAACCCGTAGCAGATGTAATCTCTTCGATGAGATCATCTTCATCATCTGCCTCCCAAATACTACCCATGGTAGTATTAATGACTTCTTGTTGCATATTTGGTGGCAACTCGAAGTTACCATCCACGAAGTCAAAGTTGATCGATGTTACACGAAAGTTCATGACACTTTGGAATAGGTTTTGCCTCGATACTGCAAGGTCAGAGTTTCCATCACGATCCTTTTCTCAGGAGTGATGGTGTACTTGACGCCGCGATAGGTGACTTGGTTGCTCATTTGTTTGCAGAGAAAAACAGATGGTCTGAATCTAGTACCTGATGGGCAGGTCCAGTAAACGAGATTCCGAAACCGTAATACTCGTCATCGACCTCAATGGTGGCAGTCTGATCCAGGTAGCGTTCGGGCAGTTCGTTCAGAATCGCCTTCAGTTCCCGATAGGTTGCACGATTCCAGTCGTTTCGGGGAATGTACCCTGTAGTACCATTTCCCAGGTAAAAGAGTGGCATGAGCAGTTACCTTCGAGAACATTCCTAGTATGAAGACTGACAGAGACGATTGGGGAAACCGTATGACACCTGTCCAACTGGCACACGATCTCGATCCATCAACCACAGATCATACAGAATCACCTCACTTTCTCTTGCTTCAATCTCGTGAGGTTGATCTTCGTATGAATAATTCTCCACGGGTTCTTGTGAATAACACAATTTTCCATGTTTCATGTGCAGCGCACCATCGATCCACTGTGCCATGTGCGTCAGTTCATGCAAAAGGGTTCTTGCATACAATTCCTTGTCCATGTTTGAGTGAAGATCAATCAAAAATGCACGAGGGCGACTACCTATGTTCCCATTTACATCACACAATCCAAAAACATTGTCGCATTTCAATGATCGGTGAACAATATCAATGTCAAGTTTATGGCGTGGATAATACTTGTTCACAAACCACTGAGCAATATCCTTGCAGAGTTTTTTAGAATAACCGTATCCAGAATGAGTGATGTAAGACATTGACCCCAATGCAAAAACCAAATAAACGAACAAACAAATAGGAGTTTTTCTTTAGATGTCATCTAAACTTATCTTCGGGAAGTGAAATTGTACGCATGTATAGTGCAAGTGCCAGCAACTTTCACAGATACATGTTCTTGATTCCATCTCTTCTTTGATTTTTTTGCGACTGCCTCTACCAACCAGTTCAGATACTTGATCTACCCTTGAGTGAGACAAATCATAAAATCCAAGTTTTCCATATCCTTTGGATTTACAATGAGAACATTCATACTTTTTTTTCTCTTCTTTGAACCATTCCTGAGTTCTTCTCTTAGACTCAAGTGCTCGTTTCTTTGTTAATTCTTTGTTTTTTGGATCTGCATACCACTTTTCTCTTTGCTTCTTCTTCTTTGTTTCAGAAGCAGTCAATGGTCCGATGAGTTTTGGTCTTCCCATAATTAACCTCCAGCAGCAAATGTCCAGAGAATAAGAACAGACATCAACATTGCTGGCATCAAAAGCAATACCAGCATTTGAAAATCAGAAACTGTCATCAGCGTGCTCCAGGTATTCTGCGGTGGCAAAGTGATCTACAACTGTGTCGCAGATGAGATTAACGATTTTTTCATCAATCTCGTTCTCTCGTAGGATCTCTGCGATGTCTGCCTCAATGGCAGCAGAACGAAGATACTTGCCAACATTCCACGAACAACCCATCTCACCCAGGTCTGGGTTGAGTTGCTCAATCTTGATGGTGGTAGACATGGGTTCCCTCAACTATCCGTAGTATTGCATAAAAGGGGAGTCATGCAAGACTCCCAACCAGTTCACGAACTGTCCCCTGTTGCCTCATGGGTCGTAGGTCTCTAGTGTATCGCCAACGGCAACATCATCATAGAAATACTCTTCGTAGAAAAAAGTGGTTTCATCATTACTTTCTTTTACATCAATTCCCATTATTTGAAAAAACTCATTTTCGTTCATGGGGTCTTGTAATCTCCGAGATTTTCAACATAGACATCATTGATCTGCTCATTTCCTTCGAGTTGGAGCAGTTTATCCCAGTCCCAATGAGAGGGAACTTCACTCGCTGTCCCATCAATCATGACATCGAGAGTGATGCGGTATCTGGTGAGTTTTTTGGAAAGTGTACGATCCATCGGAGACTCCGTGCTAGTGGGTTAATTTTAATCGGACAAGTGTGTTTTGTCAAGATTAGTCAACTGTCGTTTCAGTTCATAATAAACTGGATTGAGATGCATAAGCATGTGGTGTTCATAAGGATTTCCCTTAATCAACTTCATGACACCTTCGATCTGAAATTTGGCAAGGATCAACTTTGTTGCTTCATCCATGAGCATAATTTAGTAGACAAAAAATGCTCTACTATATGTAGAGCACTTATATAGAAAACCTGAAATCAGAACTCTTTCAGTAGTTCCATTGTTTCGGGATCCATGCTCTCTACGATTCCGAGTGGTTGCCAATCATCTTCAGATGATTCAAGAAATGACTCCCATGCATCTTCTTCGAGTTCACGAATATCGAAGTTGGAGTGATCGTAGTTGAAATCAGTCATTCAGAAATTTTGATAAGTTTGTTTGAAAGTGTTTTGAAATCTCTAGATCGAGAATCTCCGTCATATATATCGACGGCACATTTGCAACCGATAATCAAATCATAAAATTCCGAAAATGTAATTTTCAGTTTTTTACGAGTGATGTTGTCGGTGATTGTGAATGTGTTACTCACGAAACTCCATCAAATAGAATTGAAGTGAGATGCCTAGCGCCTGTGATTTAACAGATGCATCTTCTAGATACTTGTCGAACTCGTGTGAGTCGAGATCTTCACGGTAGTAATCGGGAATTCCAATTTGAAGTTCTACTTCCTGAGTCATGAAGTCCTCTGCTCAACACCATTTAATTATACAGGATTTGGGGCAGAAATGCAAACAGATTCACCAGAATTTTTGAAGCATTTCCATTCGCCATGGACGAACAGATAGGCATACTCGCCCCAAGAATCCGTACACTGTTGCAAATACTCATCCATGTCCTCAGCAAAGATGGGATGAACATCCGTGTCACCACGAAGCGTATAGTATTCAGGACGAAACTTTCCTTCTGGAAGTTTCTTGCCCCAAAGTTCGTTGGACCAGCACGAACTCATGTCACCACCATCAATCAATTGAGTGGCACTCTCACGATTGTTATAGTGCTCCTGTAGAATGCGACCCAACCACTCAGGATACCCATCCCAGTGGTGGTAGCACGAAACGATGCCGTGCTTAGTCTTTATGCCAATTCGCGATCTGGTGCCCATGTGGTATGCTCCTGAACTGTCCTAGTATAGGCGCAAAAAAGGGGGTGTTGCACCCCCTGTACCACATTCCAGATTGTCTTCAGGTTGTGAACTGCTCCACGATGCAGGACTCAGCATTTTCTGCAAGTGGATACGCTGGTGCCTTCAAAATGTTTTCACGAAGGCGACCATAATAGTCATCATTCGCTCCTTCATCTTCAGCAGTGATCAGATCAAAACATTCTTCATCATTTTCTGCAACAACAACCCACACTCCACCATATTCAGAACGAGGAAATGGAATGAAGTGGTCAACAGTGTAGAAATACTTTGTCATCGTCTCCTAGAGGTTACAGTGTAATTATAGCACAATTATTGAGGGTCAAGATACCGACCCTCTTGACTCTTGTACTCATCGATGTTAATGT